GTTCGTGGTTGCTTTATCTTTTGAAACGTTCTAGTATTACCACAGTACCTCAGATCTTTAGCCCTTTAGGCTCTCACATTGGTGGGTACACAGAATTAAAGGAGTACCTAGAACATGGGCAAACCAGTCAGAAAAGCGTTTAATAGAGCACTGTATGAGGCATACGATTCACAAGCTAAAGATGCTTTGACAGAGTATCTCACTAAGAAGGGACATGTGTTAGTCAACACTGAAGAGAACTACAATGTAGATGTTGTATCTCAGAAACATGACCACACCTATTTTAATGAGGCTGAGGTAAAGGTAGCTTGGGATGGTGACTGGCCTACACACTGGAGAGAGATACGTATTCCAGAACGTAAGCAACGTCTACTTGATAAGTATCAAGGTGAGAATGGAGTGCTTAACTTCTATGTTTTTCGTAAAGACCTCAAGCAAGCTTGGCGTATCAGAGACTTCCTGTTGACTAAGGAAAGTCTTGGTGAAGCAAAGGGTAGATACATCAGACCAGGCGAGTTGTTCTTCCACATCCCATACACAGAAGCGGAGTTGATTATACTATGAGTTTAGAAGATACGATAACTTTAGATCTAGATGGTATCACAGCAACACTAGATAATGTAAATCGACCACCTCACTATGGTCAAGGTGACATTGAGTGTATTGATTATATCAAAGACATCTTGACAGACGAGGAACTTATCGGTTATTATCGAGGCAACGTTGCGAAGTACTTACATCGTTGGCGTTACAAGAATGGTCTAGAGGATTTGAAGAAAGCAAGATGGTACCTAGAAGCACTTATACAACATCAAAGCAAAAGATGAGACCTTTTAATGAAGGCTACCAAGCCTTCCTTGAAGGTAACTTGGGTAACCCCTACCAAGTTAATACGAAAGATAGTAGGGATTGGGAGATGGGTTTTAACAAAGCCTACTTCAAAAACAAGGAGCTGATAATTGAAAGAGAGCTTAGAGAAAGAAGCAAAAAAGTTTACTCAGCAAAAGCGTAAAGCTCCAACAACAAAAAGCCTGACTGCTAGAATATACTTGGCGGGTCAGGCTTTAAGTGGTCTATTGGCAGGGGCTAGGTCGAGTAACAATATGCGAGAAATAAAGCGGCAAGCATATGATTGGGCAGACTATATGTTAGATGATGATACATAAAAAGAGGGGGGCTTGATGCCCCCTTTTATTTTATCTACCGTATTGTCTTGCTCCAACCTCCGCAGGAATCTTGAGCATTTCTATCTGCTCTACTGTAGAGAGATACTCCTTGAGAACATACAGTTCTGCTCTTGTCATATCCCCAATCTCCCCATCAAAATTTAATTCCTCAATAGCATCATCTAGTTTTTTATTATTGTACTTACCTGACAGTTCATACTGCAAGTCAATAGTATCAAGCGGTCCTGAGTATTGTAGATAAAGAAAGCTCTTAGCTAACTCTTGAGCTTCAGGTAGTATCTCCTTCTTCCAATACAATCTTTGCCTATCAAGAGGCATATTTCTAAATGCCTTACTATCCATTAACGCAGAAGCCTTTGCTTCAATAACATCAAACAGAATACCATTATATTCGTTAGCAGCTTCAGGAGCTTTTGTTCTGATTTGTCTAGCAGCATTGAGGTTAAACTGCTCGTAGCCTAACATGTTCATAACACGCTGGGTATCAGTAAGCCTGACAGTTCTTACACCTAATGACTTTGTAGATGTAATATCAGCTTCTCCTGTTGCAGCTTGCTTAAGTGTTTCACCGACTGGTTCGCCAGTAAACAATGGAATAATATTGTCAATATAACGAACAGAGTCATTGTAAAATTTGTTTCCTTGATAGCGGTCAATAGGTCTAGCTTGTTCACCCCTAGCAATACCAGCCAGTGTGTTTACAGGCTCAACAAAACGTGTAGCCGCTGAGACTTGTTGTGAAATAAGTCCACCCATAGACTTACCAAAAGCTCTCCAAGACTCTTTCATATCACCTTGAAACATGTGAAAAAAGATGGCAGTTACATCTTGTTGAGTTTTATCTAGATTCCTTAGAACACCCTCAAGTGTAAAGTCTCGGGCAACCTGTGAAAGTAGCTCTGCGGGTGGCTCTTCACCGTCCATATAGTAAGAACCAATTCTTGCCCAAGCTTTAAAGAATGAAACTGGGTAGTCATACTGACGAGTTACAACTTCACCACCAATAGATTCTTGGTATAAACCCAATCCAGCCTTACGGTTTTCACTTTCTTTTTGGACCATAGCTGATGCCATACCCCAAGATACTGCGGCTTTAGTGAATAACTCACTATAGTTTTTGTTACCGTATTTACCTACAGCTTTACCTGCAATAGAAAGTCCAGTGGCCTGTAATCCAAAGTCTACAGTATTGTTAAAGAACCTACCGAATGGAATAAGTAGACCAACACCAGGAATATTTCTAGCATCTTCAATTACTGCAGCAACTTCACCAACAAGTCCTGGTCCTTTGTAGGATTTACTAAAGATAGATTCTAGTGTTTTATCTACAGCTTTAGCTTCTATCTGAGCATACTCTTTCGTAGCCATAAACTTTGTAGCATCTTCCCAGTTATAAAACTCTGACCAACCTTTACCAGTAACCAATCTAAGTTCTTTATCCATTTGAAAGATAAACTCTTGAGACTTAGTAAAGCTATCTTGTGCTTTAACAAACGATAAAGTTTGAATTAAGTCTACACCATCATCAACATACTCACCAACTAGTTTCTGATTGGGTGTAAACTTACCATCTGTGACTAGGCGTGTTACGTTATCAATACCACCTGGTAATGTACTTGCTAGTGTTTGCAATGCCTCTGTGTTACGTGTAAGTGCAGACTCAAATGCAGCATGAGTCATATCAGGATCAAGCAACAGTCTCATACGAAATGCATTAGACTCGAAGAGTGTTCTAGCAATTTTGTAAGACTTTTCTCCAGCCTTTTCCATACCAATAGCTTTAGCTAGAGTTCCTCTACCTGCATGTAGAGTCATCAATGCCATATCAGAAACAGTGTTAAGACCTGCGTTAGCACCCCAACCAATCATGTTAAGTGCACTGGTGGAAGGGTTAGATACAAGTAATCTAATTAATCTGTTCTGGTTGTTACGAACAAACTCTGGTAGCTGTTCTGAGAGACGTGTTGCATATGGATCATCAGGCTTCTTTAGGAATCCTAAGTCTAGTGCAGTATCAATCATCTCCGCTATCTCTAAGTCTTTAGCAGAAAGACCATTAAGTTTTGCACCTTGTGATGCAGCATTAAGTACTCTAGCAGCACCGTTCATCTTAGCTGCAAAGGTATCTGCAAACTCTTCGACAGTTAAAGTCTTAGCTTGCTTTAATTTATTACCTGTAGATTTTTCAAAAGCTTTGATAAACTGTTTAATTTCTGCTGGGTCTGACTGCTTGATCATATCAGCCATCCAGTTGCTGTATAGATCACCATCACCACGTCTGGTAAATCTTAGACCACGTTCTTGTGCAATCTGAGCCATACCTTTCAGTACAACATTGCCTTCATCATCGACGTGACCTAGCAACAGATCAACAAAGAAGTCTGTGTCTAGATCTTTAAGCTCTACACCACCTTTAACTTTATTCTTCCAACTACCAGTCTTTGGTACTAAAGCATTTGTGTAGTCTTCAATAGACTTAGCAATGTCAACTAGCATACCCTTGGCATCTGGCTCTTGTACAGTAACAGATGGTGCAGCTACATCAGAGCTACCACGAAGTACTACCTTACCTGCCTGTACTGCACCAATAGCAGTAGCACCTAGGGCTGCAATACCCATAGCAAACTTATCATAGTCGTCACGAACACCTAGCTCTACCAGACCATCTTGATAAAGGTACTCCATACCAACACTAACAGCAGCTTCAATACTAGTGACTGTTGCAATCTCAGCCAGTGCACCTTTCTGTGCTAGACGCTTAAGGCCTTTCGACCCTATCAGTTGAGCTGAATAGTTTTTAACTTGGTTAGTTGTAATCTTACCCGCTTCGTCTACAGCTTTTATGAAAACTTTCTTACCAGTTTCTGCTACAGCTTTAGGGGTTGCACCTGCTGCTTGCTTCTTAGCCATCTCACGAAGTGCTACTTTCTTAGCACTTTGAGTTCCTACACGAACAGCACCACCACCAATAAACTTACCGACGAGACCACCAGCCAGGTTGATTGGGTCTAGCAGTGCTGTACGAACATAATCACCAGTGCCTCTGACCTTCTCACCCAGTGTAGTTTCTTTTGTGTACAGTCCCGCCATGTTCTCAAAGAGAGATGCAGCAGCAGCTGCGTTAGCAGTCTTATCTTCATCATTCTTAATGTCGTTAAGGTAGTCCATCTCAGACAGACCACGTACTGTGTTACCTGCAGATACACCACGACGATTGTCTAAGAAATCATCTACAATTTTTTCACGACTAAGACCCTCTACAGACTGAAGTCCGTAGCGGTCTAACATATAGTTGTTGATGATGTTAAACATCCGATCATCCTCAACCATCTCATTTTCTGTATAGGTTCCTGGCTCAGGTAGAGGAGGTTGCTGCACAGAATTTGATAAGTTTTTACCAAAAGGATTTTCTAGATGTGACCCAAAAGGGTTTTCAGTTGGATTAGTCATTTAAAACTCTATCTGCAGCACCTGGTCCATAAGTCTCATCAAAGAAGTCTTTAAGGACTTGCGATTCTCTATTTTGTCTAAGCAGATTAATATCTGCGGCTGAAGGTTCTGGATATGCAGTTTCGTTTTGCGGTACTGAAGTTGCAATATAAGGTTTAATTAGGAAATTGTTAGACAGTCCACGGTAAGCTGATGGGTTTTCTTCTTCAAGGCCAGTAATAAACTCGGCATCAATAAATGTAGAGAGTAGGTAATCTCTTGCATCAGCTTTTGTTCCTGGATCATTAGACTTTAAGTTATTCAAAGCACCCTGTGTCCTAACCCTGTTAGGATCATTCTCCAAACCTGCACGAGCAACCCTAATTACATTCTGGAGAACACCATCAAACTGTTTTTCTCTTGCAGCAAAGTCAGTTTTTTGAATTGCCCCAGGTTGTACATCAACAAATACAGTACGACCACCTTTAGTAGTCATGTTGCTAATTCTTTTAGCTAGCTTATAGTACTCTTCTTTATTTGTAAGATCAACAACATCAAACTCTTTAAACAAATCAATCTTATCATCAACTGATGTAGGAGCTTGAATAATACTGATCATTGTAGGTAGGTCTTGAAGATTGATAACCCTGTCATAATTAGTAGCTTGATCGTCAATAAAATCTAAAACATCTTTAGCAGCATAAGGGTCTTCTAAAATATTATTCAGATAGGACAAGGTATCTTCATCTTGGATACCTGAATTATTTATACGCTTCTGTAGTTTTAATGCAGCCTCTGCAGCATTTTCTACATTTTTATCAGACT